CTGCTGGCTCTTACACGTTCTACAATGGCAACTATTATACAACCATAGCAGGTGGAACCAGCGGTAGCACGGCACCCACGCATACAAGTGGCTCAGTCAGCGACGGTGGCGTGTTGTGGGCGTACTATGATGGACCATACAAGGAGTTTTTAGCCGATACAGACGTAACTATTTTCAATGAGAAAACGCTCGAACTTGGCATGTTAGAGCGGTTTGCCGAAATCCACGGATTGACGACGGTGCAACCTCGATTCGTAACGCAGATGAACGAGGATTTTTCCCGTAACAATCCGGGTAAAATTGTTTATGCAGGTGGTCATTCACGAGCTGAAATGTTTGCTCGTAGTGGTACTGCTGTCTTTGGAACTTGGATTTAGTTATGGCTTATCAAGGTAACGTTCCACCTCCACGTAGCGGCGCACGTCCTCAAGAGTATTTCCTGAGTCTCTACAACATGGGCATACCGCCCCAACAGGCGTATGGATACGTTCAGCAGTATTACGGCTCACCCGGCGATTATAACCAGCAGCAAAAAGAGGATGCTTCTAAGAATCAAAGTTTTGCTGCCATTGGTGGCACTGTAGGAACGATTGGTGGTCTTATAGCTGGCAAATACGTTTGGGATAAATACCTTAGCAAATGGCTAGATCCTTCCGGTGCTGAAGTAGCGGGAGAAGGTGCGAAGCAACTGTCGAATATAGCTGCAAAGACGCCACAGTTTGCACAAAGCGGCACTCTTACAATTAGTCGAGCTATACCGCCACCTACTACTGTTGTCGATGCTTCTGGTGCTGGTGTTGTCGATTTATCTGGTGGAACCTCAGTTATAAACACTCCAGCAGGACCGCAAACAGTTCCGAATTCCCTGGCAAATGATCAAGGATTTTTAAGCAGCGTAAACTGGGGTGATGTTGCAACTGGTGCGACTACAATTCTAGCAGCCTATCAGGCGTACAACGCAGCTAAAGAAAAAGACTATGTAGGCACCGGGCTTTACGGCACCTATGCAGGTTTGGGCGCAGCAAGTCTTTTGGGTAGCGAATCTGCTGCTGCTGCTTTGCCGTATGCGGGTCCAGTAGTTGGCGCGTATGGCATGTATAAGATGGCAGACGACGTTGGCGATACGCCAGCGGGAGCGGGACGAACGCGATCAAGTGCTCTGCAAGGAGCCGGTGCGGGAGCGATGATCGGTTCTTACTTTGGTCCTGTAGGATTGGGCATTGGCGCAGCGGTAGGCGCACTAACTGGAGCTGCGAGTTCATGGTTTGGAAGTAAAAAAGGTCAGGGGCAAATGGAACGCGATCAAGTGCGTTCTGGCATGAAAGAAGCAGGAATCCTTGACGATAAATGGATGGGAACGCTTGCAGATGGCAGCAAGTTTGACTTTGGCGTAGACGGCAAGCCTATGAGCTGGCGCGAGTTCGACAAGCGACTGGTAGATGAGCCGTCGTATGGCGAAACGGTTAGTTTAACGAATGCTTTAGTCACTGGCATGGGTTTAAGTGGGCAAACCGCGTCAAACGTAAACCTTTTGTTTTCACGAGCTGCGCAAAGTAACGCTAAGAACGATTTTGGTGTTGCCAAGAACAACGTGTTGCACTTTGCAAACCAGCTCGGAATTACAGGCGATGTGATTCGAGCTAACACGCAAAAACTTTTTGACGAAGGTAATCTTACTCAATCCGAGTATGACACCTATATGAGTTTGTCTACCCAGTTTCCTAGTACTGAAACTCAGGCAGCTACGCCAACTGAGCCACCTATGATTCCAATAAGACCGCCAGAAGGGGAAGTGTTGCGAGTGTCGCCAGGTGTATACCGCGAGGACACTGGCAAACTTTTAGTTTCTAATTCGATGCGGGACGCATTGGAAAAAGCCTATGGAAAGCAAAAGGAGAAAGCAAATGGCTAATGATTCACGAGGAATGGGTGGGCGACTGGCAGGTGCTTTAGCGCGTGACATGCGACCGATGCCCAGAAGGACTATGCCAAAAGACTACCGCGATCAGCCTGTAGCGTACGTCGGAGGCAATCCGTATTTTGACGAGCGCACTGGTCAGTTTACTGGACCACAGGCGTACAAAAATTTTGATCTCGACAAGGCACTAGCTAATATGCGTTTAGGAGCGCAGCCGCAGGAAATGCAGCGGTTGTCCCCAGGGGTGTATCGTGGCGCAGATGGGTCACTAGTAAATAGCAGTGGTCGTATGTTGCCGAATCAGCCGCAACGTCAGCCGATGCCGCCACAATCTTCCCCAATGCCACCTAGCCGTCCGTTTGGGCAAAATTTAAATCCCAATTCAGGTGCCTTTAATCCACAGTGGTATCTTTCTGGGCAACAAGTTGGAGGCGGTATGAATCCGCAATACCCATCTAATGTTGCACAACAGATTGCCAATGGTGCAATGACACCGATTGCTGGTCAGTACGGCAATCCGGCTATGAGTGATCCGACACAAGCAGCGATGCAAGCCGCTCAACAATACGGCATGTATCAGCCGCCACCGCGAGACGTTTATATCGGCAAAGGCATGACTATGCCCATCCCGCAACGTCCTGTCATGTACGGACCTAAATAGGTAGTTGCTGAGATGGCACACCAAGGCGTTACAATGCCGCCGCCCTCCTTGGGGTTGGATCTTGTGAGTCCGATTGACTCAATGGAGCCAGCGGCGGCGTTGGAGCTAGTAAACATTTTTCCTGGCGCGGGCGCTCCTACCGTTCGGTTAGGTTACGAAACGTTTGCTGATCTTGGGACGGCTTCGCCAATTTTGTTTATGCACGAATACCCGTTAAAAGACGGGACAGCACAACTAATTGCCGCGCAAGCAACCAAAGTTTACTCAATAAGTGATGCCGGTACTGTCACTAACATCAGCAAAGTAGGCGGCTATTTATCAGGATACTGGAACAAGGAACTATTCGGCGGCAACATTTACCTGGCTAACAATGGCGGCGATGCTCCACAGGTCTACACTGGCACTGGACTATGCGCCAACATCTCTGCATCAGGAAGTGGGTACACGCTGACTGATCTAATTAACGTAGCAAGTTACAGAGAACGGTTGTACTTTGTAGAGCGCAACTCTTGTAAAATGTGGTTTCATGCCACCGCTGGCGTTACGTTTACGTCTGGTTCGCCGTCGTTAAAAAGCTACGATTTTCAATACATTTTTAGGCGCGGTGGCTACCTGCTTTTTACAGGAAGTTTCACTAATCAAAAAAACGTCACGAGCCAAGACCTGTTCATGGCGGTGTCGTCTGAGGGTGAAGTGGTCTTGTATTCTGGCTATTCGCCTGACGATCCAGCGTGGAGTCTTGTTGCTCATTTTATTATCGGCAAGCCGTTAGGTCCACGTGCATTTACTCGTTACAACCAGGATGTGTGGATCTTCACACAACAGGGAATCGTTCCCGTATCTGCTCTGTTTGAACTTTCGCCGGAACAAGCCAGTTTAGTTGTTAGTGGCAACGTAAACCCTTTGATTACGCAGTACGGCACTCAAGTAAGCCTGTCCGAGCGTTGGAATGGGTTTTTTTGGGCAGCAGGACGCCGCGTATACGTGCAGCTACCTGACTCCGGTACTACTGCAACGCTGCTCGTTTACAGTTTAGACAGCAAAGCATGGACACAGTTTGCCTTGTTCACAGGCACTCATTGTTGTTCAAGTGGAAAGTTTCTTGACCTTCCTTTTTATGGCTCAAGCACTGGCATCATTTACAAGGGCGAAACGGGCTACGCCGATGCCGATGATGGTACTAATTCGCAAAGCATACGTTTCGCCGGACGTATGGCGTTTTCATTTTACGGGAGTCGAGGGAACTACAAGGCGTTCAAAGATATTCGTCCCCTTATGCGAGGCAAGCGCGGACTGACGCTAAACCTGGGATTGGATACTGATTTTAAGCGAGCCGCAACAGTAACGTCTGTCACTACGGGAGCGGGTGTTTTTACGCCTTGGGGTAGTCCTTGGGGTAGCCTTTGGAGCAGCGACGTGGATTACGTTTTTGACCGCTTTGCCGCAGCCGGACAAGGGCATTGTGCTGCCATACGGTTTGGTGGAAGTGTCAAAAATTCTCCGTTACAACTTTTTGGCTTTGAAATACGATTCGATGTGGGTGGACAGGTCTAACTTATGGCAACAGCACTTAAAAAAGAGCCGCAGCAATACACCAGAGTTTCTCCAGGTATTTACCGTGATTCCAGCGGCAAGCTAGTTCAGCGTTTGCCAGGGCAACGTTCACCAGGCAAGCCCGGACAACCACGCCGCCGCAATCGTGGCATACCAGCCGCCGAACGGGGTTCAGACGAGGCAAAGTTTCGCGGACTGACGCCTGAAGGTCAGGTAAAAGAGCTTCGCAGCGACGTTGGTGCGTTTGCTAATCAGATGTTTGCTAATGCTATGGGGTTTGACCCAAACCGCCCATTTGTAGGCTACGAGCAGCCGTTTGCTGGCGAACTTGACCGTGCGCGTGAATCCGTCATGGGTCAATTTGAGCGCACTATGGCGCCGGAGTTTCAGCGTCAGAATATGGCTTTCCAACAGAGCATGATGGAACAAGGGATCGATCCCAACAGCGAGGCATACCAAGCGCAGTTTAGGGCTTTGCAGAACGCGCAAAATGAAGCGCGGCAAAGTGCCATGTCAAACGCATTTCAGTTAGGAGCTACCTATCAGCAGCAAGGGTTTGGTCAGGGCGCGCAAGCTGCCATGATGCCGTTCCAGCAGTACGCTGCTACTGAAAACCTGTTTATGGTGCCATATCGTACAGAGCAGGAAGCGCGGCAAGCGGAACTCAATCGTCAAGCGCAGCTTGCTGCTGCTCGCATGAGTGGTGGAAGTGCAATCGGTGTGGCAAACATTCAAGGTCAGACGGCACGCGACGTAGCGGTTATGGAACTAGCCAGTCAGTACCAGAATCAGCCGAGACAGCCTAATCCGTGGAACGCAGTTATTGGTGGTGTAGTGCAAGGTGGCGGCGCCATTTTAACTGATAAATATTTGGGAAACACAAAATAATGGCTGACACTCTTTTACAAGCGTTGCTAAACCTGAATAGGTCTCCTATTGAAACTCCTTACGGAGTTGGCGCACTTACTGTTACGCAAAACCTGCCCAATATGATCGACCCGTATGGGAATCCTTGGGCAAACTTAGGCATTGGATTGGGCGGCGTTTTAACCGCAGCTTTGTTGGGCTACCAGGCTCGCCAGGAAGCCATGTCTGAAAACCTAGCTATGCAGCCTTACATTACAAAGGCGCTACAGGCTGGTTCAATGCAGGAGCTTGATCAGCTTTTGCAGGAGCCTGGAGCTGAACGCTTGGGTAACGTCGGAACGCAACTAAAACTCAGGTTGCTTGAAAACCAGCTAGACGCAGCAGCGGAAAAACGCAAGTTTGAGCAACAGTTGCTTCTGGAGCGCGTGAAGAACAACGTTGTGCCACCAGGGTACGAGGACACACTGGGACAGCAGGGCATGACTCTTGGTGCTGACTTTTCTAAGCCGCCTGAGGAAAACATTTTTGGCATTGAAAAAACGTTAGACCAGAAGCGAAACGAGTATATTCGCCAAGGGATCGCTATGGGTCTGACGCCTAACAAGGCGTCGGAAGATGCCGACAAGCGAATTGCTTTAGAAAAAGCGTCAAACAAGGCGGCGTTTGATGTTATTAGCACGTCGCGTAAACTTGCCAGCAGTTATGACAGCATGGCAGCAACCGCGATTGAAGGCGTGGCTGGTGCTGGTGAAACGGGCGGACTCGCCGGTGGATTGCGAGCAAGTGGTAGCTACCTTGCTGCGTCCTTTGGTAGTAATGAACAGAAACAAAAGATGGCAGCTACCAAGCTGTTAGACTCCATAGCCCCAGACCTAGTAATATCGAAACACTCTCCGGGCAGCGTTTCAGATCGTGAAAACAAAACCCTTATTGGTTCTGGACCAAACAGTGCAAATACACCAGAAGAAAACCTGCGGCTTATTGAAGGCATAAAGGTACGTGCAGGGTTGGAACGCGACTATGCAGACTTTTTGGAAGAATACATTACGATTAAGGGCGATGCGGTTGGCGCAGATAAGCTATGGCAAGCATACAAGGATGATGAAGTATTTACACCAACTGGGTACAAGCCAAGTCGGCTTCCCTGGCGCGAGTATTTCACACAGTTAAGCCAAGCGGCAAAAGGACAAACAACATCAGAAGCAGCGGCACCGCAAGTAGCTCCAAGCGAAGCAGGTGTGCAACCGCAACTGCCAAAAGCATCTACGGTAGATGCTCAGATCGCGCAACTCGAAACAGTATTGAGCGACCCTCGTGTTAGCGAAGCTACAAAGGCAGCGGCGCGTGCAAAAATTGATGAGCTTCTAGGGCGATAACGATGGCGACTATTGAAGAAATTATGGCGATGGCTGATGCGGATCGTGCGTCCGCTGGATCGTCCATGACCTCTGCGGCTCCAGACCTTACTGCTGAAGACCTAAAGCAGCGGATGGAAGCTACAACATTATCGTCGTTAGGCGAAGTATCCCCGTTGTCTGAGCGTTTTAGAGCAGTTTCTACTGAGGATATTTTAGCTCAAACTGCTGCACCCTCTGCAAACTTAGCATTAAGCACACCAGAAAAACGCGCCGCAAATACTTTAATGGGTGGCTTGGCAGGAATTGCGGACACCTTAACTTTTGGAGGTTTCTCACCTGCGTCTGCGCGCCTCAACGCTCTGTTGGTGGCGCCGGATAATCGTATTGATTACGAAAACGCAGTGTTGGAGCAAGAAGCAACTTTAGCAGCACAAAAGCAATTATTTCGTGAAGCAGCACAAAACGTGCCAGGTGGCAGTATAGCTGGGATACCCATTTCAGAATTGAGTGCCTCACTTGCTAATCCTATTGATCAGTTGCGTATTTTGCGCGCTACACGTGCTGCCGCTGGTCCACTCAAGCGTGCTTTCCTTGAATCTGGACTTGGCGCGGCTGGTGCCGCTACAACCGCTGCGCTAAATGTTGAAACACCGCCTGAGGAAAAAGACGCCGCAATTCAAAACGCGGCGACTTACGGCGCTATTTTAAGTGGTGGCGGATCTATTTTAGGATCTGCTCTTTCTGGCGCAGCGACAGGGCTAACGAAATTAGGTAAATCGGTTAAACGGTCCAGTATTGGCGCTCGACAATCTGATTACCAAAAAGTTGCAACACGTTCTGGGATTACGCCGCAGGAAAAGACGCAACTTCAAGAGGACCTTATCCAGCAAGATCCTCAGTTTACTCCAGACGTAGCGGAAACTGTAGTAAAGAAAAATGTTGATGAGTTGCTTGCTTCTGGAGAACTCGGCAAGTCGCGAGTGCCGTCTACTATGGTCCGCGTTGCCGGACAGAAACTTGAAAACCTAAGTCGGCAAGTTGATGAAACCATCGCTAGTTTTGACAGTGCTAACAAAAAACCATTACCACCGGTTAGTTTTGCTAACACAATGGATTGGATAGAAAAGGGTAATGCTGGCGCAAAAGCCGATAAGTTTTTGCAAGACGTTTTCGATCTTGAGTCTCGATTAGCTACTTCTAAAAACAAATTGGCTTTTGTTCAGGCTGAAAAGCGGGCTTTAGCTAAACAGTATTCGGCTGGTGACGACCTTGATGCGGCGTTTGGGCGCAAACTATACAATGACTTGAAAGTTTACATTGAAGATAAAGTTCCCGATGTTGTTGGACTAAACAAACAGCAACAAAAGTGGATGACCGTTATGCCTATTCTGCGGCGCGGTCTTGCCAAAGAAGAAGCGTTTGACGCTATGGGCGCTCTTCAACGTTTGTCCTTTACTACAGGTGGAATTGCCGCGCCCACAATAGCTGGCATGGGTCTTGGCGCTGCGGCTGGAGAGCCAGAACAAGGCGCGCTTCGAGGTGCCATGTTAGGTTTAGCTTTGCGAGGCATTACGTCTCCCAGTGGCAAGCGCATTGTTGGTGGTGCGCTGACCAATTTGGGGTCGCTAGGCGAAACACTATTTCCATCCACAACAGCAACGCAACTTAGTCAAATTGGACGTACAGCAGCATCGCAACCGAAGGAGCCGGTGTCGGATCAAGTTATAGTAACACCGCAAGCAACTCCGTCTGCACCTTCTGCTTTGACACGCGAGCAGCGAGCAAAACTTCTAGGCATGAGGAAGCGATTGGGTTCTGCACCTGTCACCAAGCAGGATGTTGCAGCGTTAGTAGCTGACAAGCCGCCAATTATCAAAGCTATGATTCAGCAGGAAAGTAACTTCGATCCTAAAGCTAAAAGCAAAAAGGGTGCGGGTGGCTTAATGCAGCTTATGCCTGCTACTGCTAAAAGTTTAGGCGTAGACGACGTGTTTGATCCTGAGCAAAACGTACAAGCGGGTGAGCGATACTATAACCAGCTTCGTTCTCAGTTTAAGGACGAGCGGCTTGCGTTAGCGGCTTACAACTGGGGTCCAACAAACGTTATGAAGGCGCAGGAGCGTTTGCTTGCAAAGGATCGTGAAGCAACATGGGCAAATATGTTGCGCTATACTTCTGTGCCGGACGAGACGGCAAAATACGTAGAGAATGTTTTGCAGAAAAAGCGACAATACGAGGGCTAAACAATGAGCTGGTCAGGTGGAACGTATCGCAAGGGTAACTACAGCAGCAACGGTTGGACTGGTGACGCATCGTTAGGCATTGGCATTGAAGCAAGCCGCCACGATGATCAGGACGACGATTTTGAGGGTGGCATTAACACGTGTCTGACAAAAGACGGACAAAACAGTGCTACTGCTGATCTCCCAATGGGCGGGTACAAGCACACTAACGTGGCAAATGGCACGGCGCGTAACAACTATGCTGCGATTGGTCAGGTGCAAGACGGTTCGTTCATCTGGTGTGGAACGTCTGGTGGAACTGCAAATGCACAGACCCTCACTCCGAGCCCTGCGATTACTGCCTATGCTGCTGGTCAGGTGTTTCGATTCATCGCTGGTTTTACTCCTACTGCCACTGTGACTCTTAACGTAAGTGGTGTGGGTGCCAAAAGCATAATTGCAGATCAACTCGGAACGGCAACGGGTTCTTTGTCGTTTATGAAGGGAACGCTAATTGAAGTGCTGTACGATGGGACTTCGTTCATTCAGCGTAACGGCTCTCGTTTGGGACTCGCCAGTTTTGACAATGCTGCTACCGCACGAAGTTTAGACCTATTCAAAAGTCGCGGCGCTGAGAGTCCGACTAACGTAATTGTGCAAAGTGGCGATCCGCTAGGTGTCATAAACTTTTGGGGTGCTAACGGCACTGGTTATGATCGTGCTGCGTATGTGGGAGCCGAGGTTGACACTA